TGCGTGGGTAAACGACGTTATCTTCACTCAGCAGTACGAGGGAGCCAGTGCCGGGTTATTGCAGCATCAGCTTGTCGCTAGATACTTAGGGCTGGCTGAAAAGCAAGAGGTTACGACCGAGACTAAAGAACTAGAGGGCAATAAAGCTATCCTTGAGGAAGCTAAGAGGCGCTTCACAGGCGCAGAGATTGACCGTATGGGCGTATTTTTAATGATTGATAAGCTAGACCCTAAAACTGCATTCGATAAGGTCTTGAGCGAGCGTAATATAATTGACGGAGAGTTAGGCGATGAGAGTTACTAAAGGCAAGGTGAAGTGTTTTTGTGGTAGCCACAAGATTAGTATCCTAGATGTATATACCGGACAGCCTGGTGGTGATCCAGAGGCTGTGCCATGTTTGGTATGTTTCGACTGTGGAAATATGAGGATGTGTACTGAGGATAATGGGCTGTTTGAGGCGTTCGCAGCGCAGAACTTGCCTCAGAGCGACATGTTAGAAGAGGAATCAAAGATAATCACTCTGCAATAATGACGTGTTTATTGGGATGGGTGTCAAAATATAAAGGGGTTATATAATGCTTAGTAAATCTAGACAAGATCGACTCGATAGAATGCTGAGGGGTGATCCAAGAGTTCAGATGCAGCGACAACTTAAAATGGATAAACGCATAAACGAAGAAGTTAATAGGCTGCTCGACATAGAGAAAAATAAACAAACACACATCCAGAATCTATACAAGCAGAAAATACTTGAGCTTGACAAGGAATTAAAATCCATTAAGGGTAAGCAAAAGACTAAGTCTTCCGGAAAAAAAATCAACACAAAAACCAAATCTATAAAAAGGTCTAACATGACCAGAGAGGAGCTTGCCGAAGCTCGTGCTTACGCAATAATTCAGAGAGGTAAGAGAAAGAAGGGCTGTTCTTTGGATTTACAACAGATTGTAGATTTATTATTAAATAATCATTGCCATTATTGTGGGTCAGAAGTTACAGGGTTAGATAGAGTGGATAGTGGCAAAGGTTATCACGCAGATAATGTACAACCTTGCTGCCGAGACTGTAATGTGGCAAAAGCCCAGCTCTCATACGATGATTTTATTTCAATGTGTAAAACAATAGCCAGAAGATCTAAAAGTGAATAGACGAAACTTAATAGAGCCACCCAGCTAACATGTTTATCACATAATAGCGTGGGGTTTTTTATTGCTCAATCACTAACTAAGTAGTAATATTATCTAGCGTCCCCAAGGTTGGAGACGTATGTATATAAATCCCAAGCTCCCAGGCGAAATAAAATACAGCACCAGCAAGCCTAAGCCTCGCTATGTGCAGAACCAGCGCATTGCATCGTTCGTAGTTCATTCTGATAGGTGGTTTAGCTTGGGTACAACACACAAATTCAACGTCTACCACAGGGATGGACACATGGTGCCCGAATACTGCAAGCCATGCTCTCGCGTTAGAAAAGTATTAAATATCGACGGTGAAGAGGCGGATTATGTCCAGAGCGCGCTTGATGCTTTCGAGCCGGTTCCCTCTGACGATTACGAGCTGAAGACTTTTAAAGAGTCATTCACTGCACTATTAATCAATGAATATCAACGACTAACATCAAATAGTTAAAGTAATTTATTGCATGTTGCTCTAAGCTCATGTAAATTATAGGTGCGTCCCAAAGCTGCTCAAGACTTTATTTATGTCTGAGCTGATTAGTAGAACTATTGATACCTATCCATTTGAGTGTGTGTATCAGTCTTATCGCGGTGGCGTTCGTGTCGATTTCGCAGGAAACGGCCAAACTGTCACAATCTTTCGCCACTCTGCTGGCGTATTGATACCAGTCGCCACAGGAACGGCAACATGTGAACCTCCATTGACTCTGACAGCCCCTATCGGCGCTGGTTCTGAATACACAATTAGGGTAGAGGGCGGCATGCAAGGGGAATGCGGCGAACTATCGATTACAGACATCAATTACTCACTGGTTGATACAAACCTCGATCTAAGTGATATCACTATCGACAATCTGACTGCGCAGATAGACTTATCGCCAGTTGTTGACGCGATTAATGCACAGGATTTGACAGTAGACCTTAGTTCTGTTGTTGACGCAATCGATGGTGTTGTTCGAGTAGATTATGAAGTTCTGGACTTTTGTGCGATTACCGATGCAGGTATTCGTATAGATAATGTTCGAGTATTGTCAGAGCGTCGTTTTGATGCGTCTGGCGGTTTAGTTTCAAACGATCACGTATTGGCCCAGCTTTCATCTGATGGCCAGACATGGTTGCCTTATACTCTTCAGGCTGGTGAAGTAGTCGGAGAATGCCCAGCTAGCGACGAAAATGCGAATAGCATTTATATTGGAGATCGTTGCTTTGAGATGGCTGACAGTGAAGTAACCCTGAGTGTTTCAGGTGGTACTGGAGGCGGCGGAACTCCAGTTAATGTAGTTAACTTTGATGGCAACGGGACAGACTTAAGTGCTGATTCTTACTACGGTCAGACTAATCCATCAGCAGATGGTGTAGCTCTTACTATTAACCCAAGCAACCAGGTAGAGGGGGAGACCACCTATCTGTACTTGAGCTTTAATCAGCCATATCCGCTTGAATGCGTGACTATCACTAATACCGGAGGGCAAGATAACCCTATCGAGTCAGTTGGTGGAGATTTAGTTGGTGTTGATGGAGACTTCGTTCAAAACGGCGGGTTGATAGAGCTTCCTGCTAATGGCACTGGTGATCTTTTGTTTGATGGATCACCAGTTAATGGAGTCAATTTATACTTTAGTACAGACGACGACCCCGGTGAGATCACAATCAATGGCTTCTGCTCCTTTGAACCTGGGGGGCGGGGAACTGCTTTTGGTAAATGCGACGCAGATGGTAACCAGATATGGACGGATCGGGTCACTGGCGAAGTTGTTGATTTTGATGTGGTTAATGAGGTGGATTGCAATGAATCACCTCCCACATTACTGAACACTAAGTGCTTTGAGCTTGCGCGCAGCTTCCTTGATACAGTTAATGTCATTGATGTAGCCCCATCTCAGCCATCGTCAGCAACGATAGAAGTAACGCCCAACATAAATACGCAGGTCAGCAGCCTAATCATTCAGGTGGTTAATAATGATTCGGTTGATTTGCCGTTCTCTCTTAATATCGAAGGACAGGTTTTACCCATAGCCGATGTTATTGGCGGCCCCCCGTCTGCCCCTGGCACTATTCCGCCTGGCCGTTATCAGTTGTTGTTTGAGCTTGACACGCCTATCGATGTTTTTGATGGTGATCCGATCATTATTACTGAAGCGTCAGGCGGTGTTGCAAATGTATTTTGGACATCTGGCACTGATACTGATGGAAATCAGGTCGCGTTTAGCACAACTGGCGCAGTATTCCCTCAGATACGCATCTTAGAGGGTGCTACTGATAGATACGAAGAGCGCGAGTTCTCTAATGGCGACATATTAAGATATGACACGCTAAACAACATTATTGATGAAATACCAGAAGATGCTGAACAAGTGCCTTGCGTTGAGCTATTTAGAGCTGAGCGAGAGGAAGTGTCCACCGAAATGGGAGGCTCAGCAACTATAGCACCGGGGGATACATTTACATTCCCGGCTAATGCTCGTGCTATAGCGATTGCTCCGAATGATGCAGCTGCCAGTTTTAATTTTGTTGGTGGTGGCTTTAATACATTGGGATCTAATATCCCTGCGGCATGGGGTAATGGTAATTCTCTAGTATTGTCTAATAGCTCAGATGGAGTTGTGACGGCAATAACAGGGAACGTACAAGTAACTTGGGAAGTCTAAGCAATGGCACTTCTGGGTCGAATAGACCAAGACAACCAGACTTTATCGGTTGTAGGTTCTAACCTTGTATTAAGCAATGGTAGTGGTGCTGATAGTACCGTTCCTTTGTCATCTCTTGGAGGTGGCGGAGGCTTTGAAAACTTCGTTAATGACGGTGAGGTGATCGGAGACACTCTGGTATTAACTTTGGCCGACTTAAGCACTGTCAATATCCCTCTAATTGGAGGTGGTAGCACGATAGATTTTTCATTGTTGACCCCAGCACAAGTGACAGCCTTATCAACATCGCTAAGGGGCAACCTTTTGTGCGATTTAAACAACAACCCGACAGGGTATTTATTGGAAATTTAGTATGGCAACTTTTAATGTAGTACATAACACAGATGTTAATGAGCTTTTTGGCTTAGACATCTCAAACGGCGACTTGCGCACCAAGATTGACGGCACACTGACTTTTACCCCTGCTGGTGAGTTAAGTGTAGTTGGCATGAATGTGACTATAGTCTCTGCTGATACAGGTAACCTGCTCGTAGCTTCTGCCACCGATGATGGCGCATTCTTTGATCAGGCCGCTTTACAAGCTGCTGAGACCGTTTGGAATGGAACAGGTAACGGTTTCATCACTGTGACTAACGGCGGGACAAATGGCCACGCTCCGGCTTTCGCAGTTGATTTTACAGATCCGGCCTTTATCGAGGCTGCACAAGATGCAGTAGGCACAGCGATCGCTAATGGCGCTGGCATTAACTATGACGATGCATTGAATGCTATCTCTAGTGCCGTTGTTGCCTCTACTGCTGGCGATGGGTTACAAAAGATTGGTGATGTTATCTCAATCTTACCCGACCCCGCTTCACCCGATTTGGTCACTGTTTCGGCGGCTGGTTTAAGTGTTCAAGCCCTACCCAGTGCTGATGCTGGTAACTTACTCACCACTGGTGCAGATGGACGTTTATTTATCGATGCGGCAGCAATTACAGCATTGGCTACAGAAGAAATCTGTGACCTGGCTGGCAACGTAACTCATCGCGCTTTTGCATAAAAAATGGCTGATGTATCCGTTGTTCATGACACCGATATAGGCTCTGGACTTGCCATTGTTGGCGGCCAATTGGTCGCGACTGGTGGTGGCACCCCAGCGCCGGAGTATGAATATTATTCTTATTGGGCTGAGGAATCTGCCGGTTTAGGTGCCAATAATCTTGAGTGGTCTTGGGGTAATGGTGACACAGGTGTAATAGGTTTGCCGGTTGGTAATGGCGTAGAGGTTATTGCTATGGCATTTCACGCGGATGTATCACCAGCTGTCTCATCAGTCGTGATTGAGCTTCTCGACATACAGAATGCATCAACCAATGACATCATACAAACTATCACAGTGGTGAATAATGGTGATGGACAGGCTAACAATTCACATCTTTATGTAGACTTTAGGTCGGCTCCGATTCCTTGTGCTGATGGTGCTGTTCTGGCATTCGGTACTGGCGCATTAACTGGTGCTATCAGTAGTGCTAGGTGCGGGGTTTGGACTAGGCAGGAAACAGGCCGCAATTTGCTTATTTCGGTGTAGATATGGGTTACATAATCAATAAATATGGGCCACAAGGACACATCAACGATGATGATCCTCGCACGCTGAACTACAAGACAGGGCTTACAACACGCTTAAACCCTGGTTATCAGTTCAACAAGGGTCGCTTAGTAGAGACTAATTGGTTTGCTCCTGATGAAAATGGTTTATATACGGTTCACGTCTTGACAGTGGAAAATGAATACACTGACCATCCAAATACTGACACTGTTGATTATCGAACCACTACGCGCCGTTGGGTTGTGGAGGGTGGTGGTTATGGAGAATTTATTAAGGTCACGGTAAAGCCGTATGACGAGCGCATGGCTAAGCGAGAAGGTTCTCGCAGACGACAAAACATCGTTAATGATTTGCGTGATCAAACTACATTATTTGGCGTTCAGTCTCAGTTTCTTGAGATGTTCAGAGACTTAGATTTAGATATTCGAGCCTATCAAGATGAAGGGGATATGTCTTTGATTAGTCTTGTGGGTATTTATAAGAAAGGTCAACCAGAGGGAATTTGGCTAGAGGCTAATGTTCCCGGCTCACCCTATACGTTACGACAAGCAATTATGGGGGCTTTGAACTATGCAAGTTAAGTTCACCCTGGATGGTAAGACAGCGACCATTTGCGAAGAGTTTACGCTTGCTGGGATAACTGTTCCAGAAGGGTTTCAATCCGATGGCATCAGTTCTCCTCGATGGACATGGCTTCGTTATCACCCCTTTTCAAAATGGTGTCCAGCGGCATTTTTGCATGATTTTTGTATTAAATATCATGGATATTCTGATGCTAGAGATGTTTTTAAACAAGCACTTATCGAGATCGGCACCAATAAAGTCGATTTATTTTTAATTTATAACGCAGTTCGATTTAGGGACTGGCAACGCAGAAAGTTTGGGAAATAATTATGCTGGATTCAGTAAGTAATGGGGCAAAGTTAGTCGGTTCAATCATTGTTGCATTAACAGCATTGGTTGGTTTGGTTATGTACATATCCACCGGGAATGCTAATGCTCAAAAGGCTCTTGATAATTCAAAAGAAAATCAGACAGACATCGAAACTGTAGAGCGAAGTCAATACGAAATGAAGTCTGATATTCGGTCTATCAAAGAATCACAGGCAGAAACGAATAAAGATGTGTCTGAGATTAAAGATGATGTGAACGACATCCAGAAAGACATTTTACAAGTTAAAAACTACCTAATGAAGTTATCTAATTAGATGAGCCTAGCTGCGCAATACATGGATTTTCGAGTAGAGGTTAATGACCTCCACTTTGATGAGTTTGTGCCTTATGGCAAGCAATTAAGCTTTATTGAGTCAACACAGTATTGCGCTGTTTCGTATCTATCTGCTGGTAATGGTTGCGGTAAGACCGCAGTAGGCGCTTATATTGATGTGTGTCATTGGACAGGTTGCTATCCTGAATGGTGGGAGGGATACCGATTTAAGAAAGCTGGCACACACTGGGTATTCTCTACATCACCAAGCACACTGATAAAAGGTATCCAGGAGCAATTATTCTGCGAGGGTGGGTTTTCTAAAATAGAGCAAGCACTCGAGGAAAAAGACTCACCTTGGCCTATTGAGACTCACAGGGGCGGTAAAATGCCCAAGCGCTTCATTAAGTCGATCAAGAAAGCCAATCACTACACGGCTGATAATGCCTACGTTGAGACACTAGAGGTTTACCACGTAGACGGTGGCGTAAGCACTATTTGGTTTGGTCACTACGACCTTACTGCTAAGAAAATGGCGGCAAAGCATAACCTTTTATCTATTCACTGGGATGAGATACCACCTCACCCGATGTATTCAGAGGGGTTAGCTCGCCAAAGAACCACAGAAACCGGCTATAAGCAGATTATCACTGCCACACCAGAGCGCGGTGCAGATCAGTTAATGGTCTCAGAGATATTCGATGATAAATGGGAAGCTATTGGTAATGGCCGCACTGTTATCACGATTGATGATGTGCCAAACAACGTCATCAGCGAGGAAGGTAAGGCAAAAGCGAAAGAAATCACTCCAGAACGTGATAAGCCAGCCAAGTTATACGGAATCCCTGTCTCTGGCTCAGTGTTTTTCACCAAAAACCCTGCTGATTTCACCATATCGCATAGTGAATGGCTCAATCTAAAGAATAAGAATGCCTATCGCGTCATTAATGGCCTTGATTTTGGCTTTAACGATGATGCAGCTATTGCGCAGCTTTATATAGGGACAGATGGTCACATCGTACTTTCTAAGAGCATGAAGAAGCGTAGGCTAAAGCCGTACCAATTCGCAGAGGCTTGTAAAACAGCCAAATTTGATATTGATTACTATCCTTGTGGTTGGCCTCATGATGGCGTTCGCCAGGATAAAGACTTAGCCCCTCGCAGAGTAGGGGCAGACACATTAAAGACCGTTGCTCAATTCCATAAGGAAGCTGGGTTTAAGATGTTGCCTCATCACAATAAGAAGTTTGCTAAGGAAGCCGAGAAACACGCTATTTTCGAGCATTTAGAAACGATGGCCGAACAAGGCATGTTTTTTATCGTGGCTGGCAACTCAGATTTTGAGGAAGAGTGGCGTAATTTGCAGATCGGTGACGATGACAAGGTTAAAGGTAAAGACCATATCTTAGATGCGTGTGTGGCCGCGTGGGTAGCCAGAGGCGCAGCGACCAAAGTGAAAGAAAAGGTCGTTCTAATTGATGTAATGCGCCAGAACTTAGGCCAAACCAACGAAGACCCTAACATTTCCAGCCATTTATACACATAAACGGCATAAATATCATTGTGTTACAGCATAAAGTTAAAGTAAAATATTAAGAATATGAATAAACCAATACACAGTCGTTTTAATGATCTCGAGGGCAAGACCTTTGGGGCGTTAACTGTTGTTGGCTACTCTGGAAGACAAGGCTCTAACAACATGTGGAATTGCGCATGTGATTGCGGTACTGAAAGGCCAGTTAGAGACACGCTGTTAACTTCTGGAAAAATTAAACGATGCAAAGTTTGTGCAGGCAAAGAGCATTCGGTAAGGCAGACCAAGCATGGTTTTTACGGCACTAAAGTTTATAGAACGTTCATGGCAATTCACCAGCGTTGTGAAAACCCTAAAGCCAGCAATTACGATAAATATGGCGGGAGGGGAAAAGGTGGAGCGATTTCAACAATTTCTTATCTGATATGGGGGAACCTGAAGACGATAAGTTATCGATAGATAGACTTGATGTAAATGGGGACTACTCTCCAGAGAATTGTCGATGGGCGACCAGTCAAGAGCAAGGTCAAAACCAAACATCCACAAAGCTGACTGCACAACTAGTTAAAACGGCAAGGAATCTATGTAGAACAGAGTTGGAAAAGAAGAGAGTTTGGTTGTACATGGGTAAGCCTTGTTCTTATGGGGCATTTATACAGGCCGTGAACGGTAAAACGTGGGCAAACATTTAAATATTAAAGAGACATATTATGAGAGTATTCAATAAAACCACGGCGGGCGAAGATTGTATTCAATGCTGCCCAGTAGAGATCGCTTGTGATTGCACAATGCTTGAGTGTCTACATCTGTTTACAACATTTGCGCTAAACAAGAATGCCGATGTTTATACTGGCAGACTTAGTGAGGAAGTTGTTGCGGCGGTTGAAAATCTTATCGGTATAGGATTTCTAGGAACAATTGAGCGACGAGTCGATAGCGATGACAATGCAGTGGTTGATTTCGGTCGATCATACATCCAGTCATTGATAGAGAATTGGGCTGTTCAAGAGTCTTTCTATCGTACCCGACTACAAGAGATTTACCGCGTTCTGCATCCATTCTGGGAAGATTTTAAGCTTACTTGTGGGTGTGATGAGGAAAACGAGAATCGTGTTGATTGTCAGGCGCTAGATTGCTTGATGACTGCGATCTTTGAGTTTATTAACATCGGTATCGAGCAGCGTCCACCGTTTACACTGAAAGAATGGGCGCAGGGTGGTTTATGCGGCGTCTGCTATCAGGATTGCGAAGGTGACGATTACATTTTCGAGTTGTAGTCTAGGTGGAGCCGAACTCCTTTAATGCCCCCTATGATCGTGTAGAGGAAGAAGATTGTCATGGTGAGCCATTCTCGCCAGACTTGCGCATCATTCATTCGCAATATCGTGAATGTAAGCCTGTCTGTGAGAGAATATACGAGAAGGCTCGTCGGGATAAGGAGTTCGTACAATCTAAGCAATGGGATGAGCATGTAGAGCGAGAGCGCAAGAAAAAGCACCTAGCAACAGTGTCAATCCCCATGATTGGGCGTTATTTCAATCAGCAGATGGGTAATGCCTTACCTGGCAGTATTAATTATCGACTTACCAACACAAACCCAAGACCCAACGACAAAGAAAATCAATCTTCCATTCAGGCTGAGATAGATGTTCTTAATGGCCACCTTCGATTTATTGATAAGCAATCACGCGCAGAGGTTCACAGACACAAAGCTCGCAAAGATCAATTCGCAGGCGGTATTGGGTGGCTCGGCGTTGATTACGTTCACACTGACTCACTAAAAGACGGTGAGATTCGGGTATCTTCCCCTCGATATAGCAACAGCATTTATTTTCATCCGTATTACCATGAGGCCGATGCCTCAGACATGGAATATACGTTCGAATTTAAAGAGATGGCATACGAGGTCGCAGTCGCTAAGTTTGGCGACAAGATAAGGCGCATTAAAGATAAAGGTGGGAACTTGATCACCTTCGACAATTATGACGATTGTCGTCAACAAATCAGTACCTTAGAAGATCGTTATTTCGATTATAGATACTGGATGAATGATGAGAATAAGTCTGTAAAGATAGCGACTCATCATTGGCGAAGGAAGGGTAAGCGGGTTTTTTACATTCACGATGAAGTGGAATACACTGCCGAACAATTTGAAGAATTTAAGTCTATCCAAGAGCAAGCTGGCTTTGAAGTCGAAGGTGAAGAGCGTATTAAAAAAGTAGGCTGGTTTGTTGAGCAGCGTATTATTTGTGGATGGACTGTTTTAGATAAAAAAGATTTCTTTATTGATGTTATTCCTTGGACTCCAGTCTTTGGATACACAATGGAGAACGGCACAGAATACACCTATAAAGGCATCATTCACGATGCTGTTAATGTCCAGGAACACATAAACTGGTTGTACTCACAATCCGCTACCAAGTCTAGTAAGCGTGAGACATTAGTATTGCTAGAAAACGGCGTGATGGCTGATAGTTTTAAGGATGTTAGGACAGTTGGAGGTGTTAAGTTCCTTGGTATTAATGCCTCGGCTGATATGTCAGGTATTGGGCAAAATCCGACTATTATCACTAGCACTGAGGATGGCACTAAAGAGCTGGCCGAGATTCAGTTTAGCTATGAAATCCTTAAAGACATGGTGTCTACGTCCAGTCAGACCGATCAATCACAAGTCATCAATTCAGCTCAGCAGCTTGCTTTAAACATAAGCGACCGTGATTCCGTACGTGAAGAGCTAGATATTAACTGGCGTACGGCGATGGAGATTCACACTTCTAAGGTCATTAAGATGATTAAGTCTGTTTACGATTCTGATGATTTAGTTAAAACAGTCAATTTAGATGGTGATGTCGAGCGTATTGGATCTGAGCGCATTACAGGCTCTTTGAATAACAACTACTCAGTCGATATAAAAATGTCTCCTTCTGGAACTATTCAGAAGCAGCAAGCGCAACAGTTTTCTAATAACTTAATAGCCTCACCAGACCCTGTTAGACAGACGACAGGTTTGATTATGAGTGTGGATAACTCTGAAATGGAGAATAAGCGCTCAGTCATGAAGATGCTTTATAAACAGATGTTTGCAGCGGGTCAGATAGGCGATATACCTCAAGAATTCATAGAGGAAATACTGCGAGAGCAGCAAGAATCTGGCCAGTTACAACAAACCTTGCAGCAAATGGCTGAACCAATCGCCCAGCAGCGGGTTCAAGAAATGTTGCAAGAGAATGCCATACAAGCGCAGATAATCGCGTCACAAGCGGTCGCACAGCGCGCACAGAGTGATGTAGAACGGGCAGGACTGGGAGTCCAGAAAGCCGCTATCGATATGGAGCGGGCTGTTCGCACAGATGAGCTACAAGTCTTACAGGAAGAAGAGCAAACGAAACAAGATTTTTTCGAGCTGCAAAAACAGATTGTACAAGCTAGGCAGGCAGGCGTAGAGATTAACGCTGCTTTGCTAAGCAATTTTATTAATGCTGCTACGGCAGTCATTCCATCACAAATTCAATAGGTCGCGTCCCCCATGAGTGAAGAAAATACCATCCAATTAGATGATTTAGTTAACCCAGAGTCCGAAGAACTAGAGGCAGAAGAGACTGAGGAGGTCATTGAGGAAGAGCCTGAGCAAGATTCCCAGGAAGAAACCGAAGAGGCGGAAGAATCAGAGTCTAATGAAGAAGATCCAGAAGATGAAGCAGAAGAGCCTGAACAAGAGGACGAGCAAGAAAAGATAGATCGTATTGTTTCTCGCCGGGTTGCTCAAGAGAAAATAAAACTAGAGCAAGCACAGTTAGAAAACCAAGCACTGCAAACTAGGCTGCAAGAATTTGAGGCACACCAGCAAGCCGAGGCAGAACGCCAAAAGCAGCTACAAGAAAAGCTTAATTCTGATGATCTAGTTCCTGACGAGCTGAAAGCATTGGCTAATCCCCGTGAGGTTCCTCAACAGCAGCAAGCCGGAATACAGTTTTTAGATAACTCTTTGAATGAACAACAGTTATTAGCAATTGGTAGCCAGTTTCGCTTAAAGCTTACCCAATCAGAGCCAAACATTGCCGACAGTGTAAACCAGGTGCTTATTAATTTAATTAAGGGTCATGTAGTCCCTCCAGATGTTGTTCGTTTAGCCAATGAACATGACAATGGTGCTGAATTTATATCTAAGATGGTGCAAGACCAAGACACACTAGACAAAGTGCAATTAGCTAAGTATCAATCTGGAAATTATGAAGAGTTTAGCTTGAAATTCAATGAATTAGCGAATAAACTTAAAGTAGATTCGAGTAAACCAGAAAAGAAGGTTGTTAAGAAGGTGAAACCAACTCCGAATGAGCCGATTAAATCAGCTCCAGCGGTTAATGATAAGCCTGACGACAATACGGTTTACTTGCCATAAGTCTAAGTGAAGACTTAAAACGCACGATTAGCTTTGGTGCAGCGTAAGAAGCACCTCTCTAAGCGAGGAGATTAAACGCGCGTTTAGCCACTTCTGAGGCGTTATTTCAGAAACGTTGAATGTGTATTAACTCAATTTAGAGAGGTTTTTCTCATGGCTGGAAACAGTTTCAGGGATACCTTAGCTAAGCCAGTTATTAACGTAACGTCTAATCAGATGTTTACGGGCGCAGCGCATATTTTGCCGCTGTATAACAAGCAATCCTCACGAATGATCGAAGGTGGGCTGGCGGAACGCAAAGGGAATATCCTTAAATTTAAAATCGAGCGGCAAGGCGGCGAAGCGGGTGAAGGTGCAAACCTTAAAATTAACCCGGTCACAGCGCACGAGCATCGCGAGATTACTACTTACGGCAATTTAAACTACGGTATCGCTCATAGTCTTTATGAGTCCACCTACGAAGCAACTGCCGAAGAGATCAAGAAAAAAGGCGCGGTGGATGCTGGTAAAGCATTTAGCCGTAAAGTTGTTGACCGTTATCTTGCTGAGGTCGTCCAGGCTGAAAACTTTGTTGTTTTCAATCCCGGCAATCCAGGCAACTCCTTGCTAGCACTTAAAGCAAAAATTCGTCGTATGAAGGGTGTAAATCGCTCTGAGAAGATGAATTTTGCCGGTACTACTGGGATGTGGCAAGCAATCGAGAACGTCAAACACGCTAACACTAGCAATCAGTTAATCCAGCAGATGATGATGGATTACAACCAAGTTGACGATATTAACGCTATTCCTACTTATGTAACTGGTGATCGCACTGGTTTGTGTTTGAAGGTTTACACGTCTTGTCAGCGAGGTTGTACGCTTTATATCACTGGTGGCCCTAATGCGGCTGGTCGCAAAATCATCAACAAAGGGGAAGTTCTCGAAATTGAAGGCGTTTATGCCATTGATGAAGAGTCTTTCTTAAATCGTGGTGAGTTGCGTCAATTCCGAGTGGCTTGTGATGTGTACGCTGATTCTAACGGACGTGCAGCGGTTCAAGTGGAGCCAGAAATTCTCCCATTAGATTTGCCGTTTGAGACGGTTAATCAACTTGGCCAGAAGACATCTTCATTAGGTCGTAAGAACGTAAAACTAGCACCTATGGACGGCGCAGACGTTTATGTTTCACGCGGTCTTGATCCAAGCACCGAGTACGAGCAAACCATCATCTGGCACAACGACATGATGGTGAAAGTTAAGGCCAATCTCGACATCAATTTGGGTAAAGACAAGTCCGCTAGCATGAATCTTAATTCTAAGATTGCTGGTGATTTGGGTAGAATTTATTACTCAATGGACGGCGATATTCACACGGCGGAGAATGTTCACCGCTGGGATATGAGTATCGATTACATCAACTTGTTTCCTCAATACGGCTATAAGCTGGTTGGGAATCGATTAGGCAGCGCATAGGAGGCTCATCATGTCGAACGATAATTTAAATCCGATTCTTAATCCTGCATGTGAATGCCCTGTACCAGCGCCTGTAGAGCCTACGCCTTGCCCAGATAAGGAGGGTGTTAGTTTTGACATCCAAGTTACTCCGGTCGAGTGTGGCACTTGTGGCGAGATCATTGCAGCGGCACCACCGATGGTTCCAGGTGTGGTTGTCACAAACTCGTGCTTTAGTCATGACCCTGCGTATAGCTATATACCAGCTCAAGACAAGACACCAGGTTCTGGCACTCCGCATTACTTCTACGAAGTTCATCCCGCATGTGTTCGACCAATGCAAAACTGTTCTTTCTGCTTGCAGAGTGATTTGTTATGCCCAGAAGACGTAGGTTTGACCTACCGAAAAGGCGATAACAACATCTTTTCTGTTATGCCAGAAGGCGCAGTGCAACCACTACTCTTCTATGTTCACGATGGCGATTTGGATCGTGTTCTCAAAGAGGTGGGTTATGTGAAGGTCGCACAGCGTGGTTACTTTAATGAGTGGATTAGTCGTGACTGCATTCAAAAAAATTATGTCATCAGTCCTTCCTCAGCATTTCCTGGAGACGATTGCTTTTTGCAGTCTGTTGAGTTGCTTGGAAATCTTCCACAGATTGGAACATTACCAACTGTTGTTACTGACATTCCGGTCACTTCGGTAACTGACCCTGTTGTTGATACGACAGCTCCGGTTGTTACCGATCCTGGTGGCCAAGTCGGTCAAACTGGTATCCCTATTACACCTTTGCAATTGGTGTCTGATGAGGATCCAGTTACATGGTTGGCTACAGGTCTACCAGCGGGCTTAACGCTTGACCCAGCAACGGGCATTATTTCAGGAACTCCAACAACCAATAGCACTAACACTGTAACTGTAACTGCAACCGATGCTGCTGGAAACGCATCAGCACCAGTTACATTCCAGTGGGGTGTTGTTAATTAGTTCTTTTTATTAGGGGCGGCATCTCGTCGCCCCATTTTTTATTTAAGCGTCCCCCAAAAGAGGTATAGAAAATGGCAGAGACAAGTTATGACGAGTTGCGAATAGGCAACGTAATAGAGATTCAAGCAAAGAGATTTGCAGACGATTTTTTAAGAGACAATCATCAATCAGCAAGTGATTATGAGCGGTCTCGGATTCACTCACAAATGGAAGCAGAGAAACGAGAAGAGTTAATTCTTGCTTTCAATAAAGAGAAAATGAATCAAATCCCAATGAGCGGGCTTCATGTCACAGAAGAAAATAAAGACTCATTAGTAATTAGATATACCTTGCGTGATGATGTATCTATCGAGAATGCCGAGGTGATTATTGCTGAATGGAATGCAGCGAAAACTAATATGGACTTTATGTCTGGCGAACTAGCGGCCAGAAACCCATCTGAGGCTCTTAACGCAATTTTAGAAAAAGCCCTTGTAATTCATACAATTACGATGGAAGAAGCAGCTAGAGATCCAAAATTTAAACGGATGCCAGAGGATTGTTTGATTGTTGAGCATAGCCCGCTTGACGATGTTATCGAAAAGATTCAGGAGCAAGACCTAACTCCCAGCCCATTTACCATCCCTGATATTTCAGCGGATGACCTAAATGCTCGCTTAGATGAGTTAGAGATGTCCTACACAGAGTTAGCTAAAGTTTTAAGTCTTCATCATAAGACAGTTGAGAAGTGGACTCGGGAAGGGGTTTGCCAAGAGCATAAGTCATCAGTTCACAAGGCGCTAACTTAGATGAACTTAAAGGACATCATAGGGGACGTTTCACGCAGATTATACTGGGATGATGGTGAGGAAATAACACCAGAAGTCACCAGCGAGATATTGCGTGGTATTCGTCGTATATTCGATAGATTCTCTATTGATGGCCGCAAATTAACGAGTATATGTGAAGTTGAGCACGTCATTCGTCATAGCAAGTCTAGTTTGACGCTAGGGCGGGGCAAAGACTTCGATTTATGGGGATTACCGGAAGCCATCTACCACGCAGCGTGGCGCTACACTGACGAAAGCGAATGCTTTAGTGGTAGAGGCTTCTTTAACCCTTTATGCGATGACCCAATACGAGTTCATTACAACGATGGTGATTTTCACTATAACCATGTATGCAATGAGCAGTTTTATGGTCGCCCTGGTGAGCTTTATTACCAGCGTGGCGAGATTGTTTTTAGTTCCTTGCCATGTGTTGGGGATAAGCTGATTTTACGAGTGAAGATGCCTTTTGACGTGCGTCTTTCAGGCTGTGAGATCAAGCATCCAGATAATAAGTATCAATTCAAGATATCTCCTAGCCATAAGTTTGATATGGAGACTCGGCGCTCTATTTACGAAGAAGCGCGAGACAAGTTTGATGAGAGTCCAGATTGGTGTTTAGAAACGTACGCCATTCCTTGCGGTGGTAGTCATTGCAATCCTGAAAGGGTTTTAGTGACAGCTGTTCCAGTTAAACAGAACTCAGGTGAGATTGTTACGACTGATAGTGACTTACCAGATGGTTACGCTTCTGCTCTGTATGACATTTTGGTTTATGACTTGGCGCCTGTTGCTGGTGTTGACGTCACTCAGGATATGAAGATTAAGCGTGATACAGCTATTCAACTGTTACACAGGCTTAACGCAGACCCTATCCCTTTAGAGAGGGACTACACAACCCCGTGGTCTATGCGTGGTCATTACCACGAAGATTATTACGACGAAACCGGAGCCGCCCACAGTGGCAGGGGATGTCGTGCCTAAAGTTATCTTACCTTGGGCGTATCAAAGTAATTCAGGTCGAACGAGGGTTGCCTCGCTCGAACGTCTAGTAAATCTGCTACCGGAAGCTACAAACAAAGCAGCTATGGGGACGCACCCAATAGTGGTTACCTCTGCTCCCGGTAGCAGACCCTTTTCTAATCTTAGTGATGATACTGAGGTTAATCAACTCTACAGCCTTGCTGGTCGTTTGTTTGCGTGGACACGCAAGGCAATGTATGAGATTCAAGATAATGGTCATGCTACGGCCATATTTGAGCGTAATTTTGGCCGTGATATCTCTGTTAGCGATGGTGTTAACTACACGGATGCGGGTTTTAGGCTTAACCAGATGTGGTTTAGTGATCGAGGTGAGGTTTTTATCTTTGATCTACAGACCAATCAAACAACCAGAATGGCAGACATTGAACGCATTGGCGATCAAGACTTGCGTCGCGTCGGCAACGTTACTCACTTAAACAACTACGCGATATTTAGAAACAGCGATTCAGATCAATTTCAGTGGTCAGATTTAGCCGACTTTGATTCAGTGAATGCATTGTCTTTTGCTACAGCTGAGAGTGCGAGTGATATTACAGTTCACATAGAAGCTTTTGAAGGTGATTTACTACATTTTGGTGAGACTCGTTTAGAGGTTTGGAGGGCGACAGGTGATCAAGATACACCATTTGCCCCATTAACTAATGCCAGTATCGAGATTGGTTGTGCTAATGGTCGAACCGTTAAAAGACTTACTCGCGATATTTATTGGGTAAGCGATGATTTACGCGTTTACCGAACGGCAGCTAGAAGCTATCAAGCCGTTCCTATCAGCCTACATCAAGGCGTAGAGCACGATCTCTTCCGATATGGTGCTGGTAATGCTTTCGCCTATGTTGCTACCTTAGAGGGGCATAGCCTATATCACTTAGTAATACCAGAAGCCAATCGCACTTGGGTTTACGACGAACAGACACAACTATGGCATGAGCGATCGACTATCAACCAATGCAGGCTTAATGATGACCTTTGTGACGATGGCGGCTATGGCAAACATTTAGCTAATAGCTCAGTTATGCACAATGGTAAGTGCTATATCGGTGGCACAGGCAAGGTTTTTCTTTATGACCTTGATTACTTTGAAGATGATGAACAACCGATATTGCGAGAGGCGTCAACATCGCCTATCACATCAGATTGGGATGGTGCAATTCATCGCTCTGTGTCGCTAGAATTTCAAAATAACTGCCGAGAGATTGGTGAAAGAAACGAAGTATTACTCCAGCATAGCAATGACCTTGGTCGAACTTGGGTTGGCAGTAAACCCCGACCTCTAGTAAGAGAAAAGCACTACACACCGACCTGGCGTAACTTGGGTAGAGGCTTAAGGCGCGCTTATCGATGGCGTAGTTTTTATAACGGTCAGATTGTTTTTTGGCAGTCTCAATTTGATATTGATGGGGTTAGTGATGGAAGAAATTAGAGTTCCACACGCCTCGGCTGGTGTTGTTGTGAATGAGGAAGATCAATTAGTTACTCAATCACAGGCTACTAAAGAGTTCTATAGATGGATGGATGATGTTAGCCGTTCATTGAATGAGATTAACGTAACCCTGCAAGATGTTTTGGCACGTTTAGATGCGGGTGGTCTATGAAGATGATTCTAGGGCTACCACGATCTCGTACTGCTTGGTTGGCTGCATGGTTAAGCGATCATGACGGTGTGTGTACTCATGAGGGCTTAGCCCAGTGTGAGAGTATTCATGAGTATATAAACCAATATGGCGGCGAGTATTTTGCCGACAGCACAACAGCATTTGATTACGTTGGTGCGGTTAGAGCAGACAGAGTAATCATATTGAGAGACCCTAGAGAATGCCACGAATCGACATTCCAGTTCTTAGGTTTTGATATTGGGGTTGATTGGTTCGAGCAAAGATTCGACATATTAAGCAGCATTGATGGTCTAAAAATTGATTTTGATTATTTGAATGATTCTTTGCCACTTATTTGGGAAGCCATGAAAGGTACTGATTATTCGAGTGCTCGAGCAGACGTTTTTAAGGGTCTTAATATCCAAACATCGAATAAATATTATACAGACAGCCCGTTTGTGAAAAACTTTAGGGGTGAAACATGCCATTAGGAGCATTATTAGGGCCATTAGGTGGCGCAATATTAGGAGATTCTTTATCTGGTGATAGTGGGTCTCAAATTGCTAGAACAACAGCTGAAACCGAGGCGATCGGTAGAATATTGGGTGAATTTGTACCTGGCGCTATTGGTGCTCAGGCCGAAGCTTTTAATAACGGTGGCCAGCTTCAAGTAGATGCTATTTTAGCTGGATTAAACGGCGCTCTAGGGGCTTCCGGCGCATTATTTGGCGAGGCTAACAATGTTTTAGCTAATGTTATTGGTTCTGGTGTTGAGCGCGGCTTAGGTTTATTAGGTAATAACGCCAATGCAGCAATAGGTAGGCTCAATCCACTTGCAGGGCTAACCCAAACATCTCCAGCTTTATTACAGAGCTTTATAGATGAGGCTGGTAGGAATGATTTTTTAAAAGTTAATGAGAATGACCCTGGATTTCAGTTTCAATTACAGCGTGGCAATGATGCGATCAATGCAGGGGCTAATGCCCGTGGATTACTGAATAGCGGCGGTCGTTTACGTGAGCTATCAGAATTTAATCAAGGTCTTGCAAATACCTTTAGAAACAACGAGTTAGCTAATCAGAGAGCTGCTTTCCAGACACGCTTGGCACCATCATCTCAGCTATTTAATGCCCAATTCGGTGCTGGCATTAACGCGGTTGGCAATCAGGCAGGCATCCAGAATGGCTTAGGCGTGAATTCGTCTAATTTAGTGTTTAATGGCGCAAGTCAGATTGGTAACGGTATATCTAATAATCTCGTCAATCAGGCTGGTATTGAGAGTGGCCTATTTGCTGGCTTACTACCGGCAATAGGAACGGCAGAGAATAATGCCCTTATTGGGGCAGCGAATAGCACTCTGAATGGTTTGTTTAACCAAGCCGGGGGATTTACTAATCTTGTCGGTGCTCAGAATGGCGTACAGGCGGGCAACCTTGGATTGCAACAGTTCACCAATCAAAATATAGCGAACACCGCGCAAGGCATTGGAAACATTTTAGGCGGTATTTTCGACACTATTAGAGTTTCAGACATTCCAGGAGCTAGTTAACATGGCATTAGGCGCAGCATTACTAGGGGGTGTAAACGGGTTCAATCAAGGCCAGGCTATTTCTCAGCAGCGGCGCTTGAATGATTTAACTATTGCGCAGCAATTAGCGCAAGCCTCACAGCAACAGCAGGCACAATTGCAGCTTGATTCTATTTTAGAGGGTTTATCACAGCCATTAACGACACCAGGCTTTAATCCTTTGGCTGGAACACCATTAGGTAACACTGCCACTCCAGCAGGCAATGACTTAGGCGCAGTGTTGTCTCAAGTGCAAACGGCGCAGGATCAAGGCGTACAACCTCAATTATCAAGCATCCCTCAAGCATTGAATGAGATTAGCATACAAGATGTTATCTCTCAGAGTCAGCAGCTAAGAACGCAAGCACAATCTGGCATTGCCCAGCTTGCAGCTAACCCTTTAGCTACGCCAGCACTTATTAGAGAGCAGGCAGAATTAGCCAATTCTCGAATACAAGAATTTAATCAACAAAACCTAACACCATTATCTAACTCGATTGGTGTTATTCAGCAATCTTTGCTTGATAACGACATTAATAGGACTAGAGCTATTGGTGAGGCCGTAGTTAGTCGTGCTGGGACGCAAAATCAGCAGATATTGCGACAAACGCTTGGACTCGATGGAACTGACGAAGAACTTGAAGCTAACATTAGACTGGCGGCTAGGGCTTTTGGTGTTGGCGAAGAATCCAGAGAGCAAGAGTTACGCGCTCGTGGCACAGGTTTAGCCGCACAATTAAGCGGTGAGGCAGATCTAAGAACACGTCCTGATGAAGTTTTACAAATAGGTGACCAGCAAGTGTTGAGCCGTCAAGGCCAAGTGGTGCCTCAGACTGCGACTAGAGCGAACAATATTCAACTTGAGGGATTGCGACAGCAAGGCACAGATAGAACAGCACAGTCTAATGAGCGTGTAGCTGAGATAAACAATGCAAACCTTGGGAATAATTTACCAAAAGCTGTAACTGAGCAGGCAAAGCAGGATGTTGCAGACTTAGCAGACGCAAGAAAGGCGGTAAGTGAACAATTGCCTACAATTCAAGCACTAGACCAAGCAAGACAGGTTTTAGAGGCCGGAAATTTTGAAACAGGTGCTTTCTCGTCCGTTAGAGGTAACTTCCTTCGTATCGGGGCTACTTTAGGTGTTGATGGATTAGCCGATGCGGCTAGTGATTTTGAGCTTATTAACAAGGTTGGTAAGCAATTGGGTATTCAAACCCTACAGTTGGTCGGCGGCAATGACACAGAGAGAGAGTTAATAACAGCCATTGAAACCAATGTGGGTGCTGATAAGCTGCCACAAACAAACAGAAAACTATTGAGCGAGAAGCTGGCCGCTATTGATGTAATCACTCAAAGACCTCGATTCTTGGAGGACTGGTTATCAGAAAATGCGTCTACTTTAGCTAAAAATGAAAATGGTGATACCTTCTCCCAAGCATGGAGAAAACAACAAAAATCATTGTTCGAGCTTCAAAAAGCTAGAGATGCTTTGCGTAGAGGTGCGCCAAGAGAATCTGTCATTCAGCTACTTCAAAGTGAGGGCATAGACCCTAGTAGGCTGTAATGGCTGATTTCGATTCTTTAGTTCCAAACACACCAGAATCAGGTGGTGGCACTGGGCTTGATTTTGATTCTTTGGTTCCAGTAAGTAGTGGGCAAGAGGAACAAGAAAGCGGCCAATTCGGACTGCAATTTGCAAGCGGTGTTGCAGATTCCACAGCGTCACTAGCTGGATTCCCTGTTGATGCCATGACAGCGGTGTTAAATCTAGGTATCAACGGATTAAATCAGCTTGGCACCAATATTCCTGAGATCACAAATCCTGTTGGTGGTAGCCAAGATTTAAGAACAAACCAAACTGTGAATGCCTTGGCTAATCCTGTTGGCATTGATTTCGGCAATCCTCAAGAGAACATACCAGACCCTCAAGGGTTTGGTGAGAATGTTGCCAACATAGTTGGTCGCGCTGTTCCTGCCATCGCGACTGGTGCAGCGGCGTTTCGCTCATTACCACAATCCCAAGGGGTTGCTGGAAGCGCAGCTCAAGGTGCGGGAGTTGGATCTATCGAGGGCGGCATACTGTCTGAATCTGATACATTAGAGGGGCAAATAAGAGATATTGGCTTTGGTTCAGCAGGCGGATTTGTTGGCGGATTAGCTGCGCCACTTGTACGAGGGCTGAGTAGAGGAAATGATGCAGATAAGCAAGTTGCAGAACTTATATCTAATGGTAGCTTAGATAACCGTATTGTCGGCAGGCAGATAGATCAATCTGGAAATTTAGTTAAACGACCACAAGACATCGCCGCCCAAACACAAGGCTTCGGAGATGGGGTGATCACTCTTACTAGAGTTGCCAACCCTCAGACTAAAGCCAAGTTCGGAGAAATTGTTAATGTAGTAACTGACCAGCAAAGAAACATCATTAATGAGCGCACGTTAAGACCCACTGATGTGGTTGGGCGCTCTATTGTTGATCGTTTTGTTTCTGTCGACAGAATTAACAGAGAAGCAGGGAGAAGGCTTAATAACGTTGCTAAATCGCTTCAAGATGAGTCTGTAGACATATCCCAAGCTGTAAACAATTTTTCTCGAAACCTATCAGAAAGGCTTAATGTAAATCTTGCCCCCGATGAGGCGGGGAACATATCTGCTATTTTTCGAGGCTCCGATATCGAGGGACGTGTTAATAGTGACTTGCAGGACTCACTGAATATCGTAATTGAGCGAGCCAGAGATACCTCATCAAGCACGGCGTTTGATGCTCATAGACTAAAACAGTCTCTTGATCGATTGATTGACTTTGATAATGTGAATCAAGGCTTACAAGGCAATGTAGAATCAATAATTACATCATTTCGCCGCGATATTGATCAAATATTAGATTCAAACTTTCCAGAGTATGCCCAGGTTAATGATGTTTTTAGTGAAACTAGACAGGCGACTAACGCTTTCCGGCGCATTGTTGGGAGAAACGTCGATTTAAGCAGTGAGGGAATTGAGAGCAGGGTAGGAACTTTATCCAGGAGAATATTCAGTAATGCCCAATCTCGTGTAGACATTCAGAATGCAGCGCAACAATTAACTGACGTTGCCAATAGAAATGGTGCTGATTTTCAGGATGATATTGTGCAGCAAGCAATATTTGCCTCAGAGATTGAAGATGTTTTTAAAATTGCGCCTGCTAACTCTTTTCGTGGAGAAGTGGCAAGGGGCGCGGCACAAGCTGTAACGGGCGACAGGAGAAGCGGCGTAGAACGTGTCGTTCGAGCTGGTGTTGATGCTGCAAGAGGCGTCAACCCTAGAAATCAAATATTAGCTATCAGAGAATTACTTAAATAGTTTTTTTCAAGAAAAGCCTCTGAGCACCCTCACTTTCTAAGCGAGACAATGAGTCGCCTTTAACCATAGTCAACACTTTTTCAGCACCATAGATAAAACCAGCATAAAAGGCGATCATAATGAGACTGCCTGATAGCATGGTAGTTGCCCAATCAGACCCCATCTGATTGAAAACAAAATACATAAAAAATAGGACAGC